ATGTTTGTCACTAGGGTGAAACAGTTTACCTGTAAAAGTCTTACTCTTGTTCACCTTGTCCCACTCCTGTGGCGTTGCTTCGTCTATTGACATTTTTCTACACTCCTCAAATTTCTTTCGGCAATCCTCTGGGGATACTCCGGACCCCTCACACACCTGCCTACGGATCTCACAGTCTGTGTAGTAAGTCCACTCGTTACTCATAGTGTTCTTCTTCCAGATCAAACTTCCAACTGTTAGTGTTCACCTTATCAGCGAACCGTTCAACTAACTCTTCAGACGTAATCTCTAACGCCTCCATGATAGTGACTTCATCATAGCGTGACGCTATCCGTTCAAGTATCTCGTCAAGAGTTAGCACCGTACTTCCCCCGTAGATAGGACATAGACACAGGCATCTCATCAAACGTACCGTTGTCTACCTCGTTGAATACCCACAACCCAGACCATGATCCATTAGTCTGAGGGTTCAGGTACTCCTCGTCGTGCTGATAATAGATACCAGCAAACAAGGCTGTCATTCTTTTCCCTGCGGCGTTTCTGTCAAAGGCAATGTCTCTGTCTTGTACGTGTCCCATGACGCATGACATATGTTTCTTTTGGAGCAGTAGCTTTGCGTTAGTAACTGGCCTGCCCATGACACCGCTAGTGAAAAAGTGACAATAAGCAATACCGTCCACAATAACTGGCTGAAGATACGGATATACTTCCCAACCTCTGAGATTAAGATCCTCATAACTCATTAGTCCTTCTAGCTTGGCATCGTTCTCTACCGCACGTTCAATCCGTTGTTCGTGATTACCAAGAGTAAAGATGAGGCGAGGCTTCCATACCTTCTTCTTCATCCTACGCATACGTGCTTGCTCTGCCCTGATACAGTCCATGAACACCTGCATAGCCTCGTTGCCAGCCTCTACGTCAGCAGAGTAACGTCTACCTTCAAACGACTTCTTGCCCACATCGTATGATGACAACGATGGGAAGTCCCAGTGATCCCCCAGATGAATGATAGTGTTAGGTTTGATTGCCGCAGCGTAACGCCCTGCCCAAACCATGTGGTCAATAGAATGATCTGGTTTGATCTGAGTATCAGGAATTATTAGGTGTCTCATCTTCTCCATCCTGTAGGTATTGTGTCAAGAGTGTACCAACGGAATCCATGCTTCTCTGCCCACTCTTCCATTGTGTAACGTGTGCCATCTTTTCTTTTTCGTGATCCCGGCATTGGGGTGTTGGGTCTTTGGAAGAGAAATACCAACTCCTCCTTTTGGCTAAGTGTCTCTGCGATGATGACATACTTACGTGCCTCTTCAGATGTACGGAACCTACCCTTTGCTTCTATGTACCATGTTTTACTGTGGTATGTATAAACAAAGTCAGGCTCGTAATGTTTAGGAACAAGGTAAAAGATACGTTGTTCTGGATGATACTCACAGCCCTGCATAATCTCATGGGCTGCTTTCTCAAACTTAGAATCATACTTCACTTGGCTTCTCGTACTTATCATCAGGCGAACGCAACAGGTACAAAAGTTGCAGGCTTTCCAGCAGTCTGTCTTCGTCTAGTTCGTGATCCGAATAGTGAGTAAGACAAGTACTGTAACACTCCCACTCTGTTGTGCATGGGTCAATGATCTTGTCAGCTTTTTTAGGGCCGATTCCATATATGCCCGGAATGTTGTCTACACGATCACCCATCAACGCCTGCTTATACAACCAGCGCATAGCGTCATCTTTTTTAACTGCAGTTAAAACCTTCTTGGTGTAATCGTACATAGAACAAGGAACCTGTTTGAAGTCTTTGTCCAAAGAACAAATGATTGCATTGTGGTTTAGCTCAGTTGCCTTGGTAGCGATAGCGTCATCAGCCTCAATACCATCAACAACAGATGCGTTCCACTCATTAACCATAAACTCTCGCAGTGCATCCTTGTGGACAGGTACACGAGCGTTGTCGCGGTTACCTTTGTAGGGTTGGGTAACAGCAACCTCGTCCCTGAAGTTGCCCTTACCTGTTAGGTACACAACGCTGGATGTGTAGTGTTCAGACAAATCCATGACCATTTCGGACAGGTAGTTGTCTAGGGTTTGCGTTGCAACGTCTTCAGTTTCTTCGTCACAGGCAAACCCCACACGGTACACCAGCATATCACCATCAATCAGTATCACAGAGCTTCCATCTCTTCGACTTCTGGTGCGTACTCAACAACGTCACTAATTACAAGACGCTTGAGTGTGGCACTACGACCTTTCTTCTTGAGGTATTCCCAATCGTAGTACCCGATGAGACATTTAGCCTTGGAACCATTACCCACAGTAACTCCTGCTTCGGGGTCATCCATGTCATCTCGTGGAGTTCGTCCTCTGATGAGCAACTCTGATCCGTCAGGGTTGAAGGCTCTGTACTTGTTGTTAGATTTACAGGTGATGTAGTTTCCACGCTCATCTCCTTTGTTGTGAATGTTGATTCCCATATCTTCCAGCGCGGTTACAGCCGCCTCAGAAAGATTAGCAAGATCAACCGTGTACTTACCAGCCAACTCATTCTTGTGAGTCAGGTTAGGCCAGAACAGATCACAGTTAACCATTACGTTGGGTGCTTGGTCAGACATATAGCATTTCTCCTGCTAGTTAAACTTACCCTAATATTATACCACATAAAATAGAATTGTGCTAGTGGGTATCTGCCCAACTATTACCAACTCTATACTCTCCGTCTAACGGACAGTTCAGTTGCAGGACTTCGCCTGCGAATACCATTGCGTTGACGCATGACTTGCCAATGAAGTCTGCATCTTCTGGGCGGCACTCTATCTGCCACTCATCATGTACCTGCGCTACCAGCTTGAAGTCAACACGAGCCAGTAGGTCATACAATATAACGATAGCCTGTTTCATCACCACAGCGCCAGCGCCCTGCAGTAGTGTGTTCAGTGCGGCGTGTTGTGATCGTACTCGTATACGTCTGCCATCCAGACCAGTGAGGAACCCTGTCTCTGCATCAGACATAACCTCTGAGCGTAGCTTTGCCAGCGCAGGTGTGTTCTCTAGGAACGCTGCCTTGAGTCTCCTGCCATGAGCGGCACTACCTCCCACGACACTACCTATCTTGGCGTCACCTGCACCGTACAAGAAGGCATAGATAAATGTCTTAGCCTGATCTCTTGTTTCTAATCCTGCGGCTGTCTGGTTAGCTGTGTGTATGTCACCCGATAATATCTCGTCGGTGTAGGATTCATCATCCATGTAGTGTGCAAGCATACGTAGCTCAAGACCGCTGGCATCAGCACCAACCAGAACACGACCTTCCGGTACAGTGAACAGGTCACGGCATTGCTTACCATACTCAGCCCTTACAGCAGGTATCTGAGCCATGTTCGGAGAGGAGTGTGCCATCCGTCCGGTGACAGCGCCGATGTGTCTAACCCTGCCATGTATTCTGTTACCTTCGCCCACTGCTTTAATCCACGAGTCAACATGAGAGGCGCGTTTCTGGCAGAGTAAGTAACGGAGAATAATCTTCGCTTCTGGAATGTGAGTCTGCTTTTTAAGTGTCGCCTCATCGACCTTCGGTTTTCCTGCGGGAGTGAGTTCCTTCCACACAGCGCCCTTGCCAGCAAGCCGCTCTGCAATTTGTTGTCTACTACCGACATTGAATACCGTAACTTTGTCCTTGAGTTTCTTACCTGTCTTGTCACTATACCTTTCCTCCACGATAGGTGGGAATACTTGTTGTAAGTCAGTCTCAATCCTGTGCATACGAGTAGTCAGTTCTTCGTACAACTTGGTTGCACCATCCCTGTCAAACTCAAAGCCGTTATCTTCCTGATCCTTACAGATGAACGCAACGCTGTGTTCAAGATCAACGCAGTGCTGACTAAAACCAAACGCTTGCATCTGTCCCATGAGTGCATCGTGTAGGCGCTGAGTCACATCAACGTCACGCTTACAATACTCAATCATCTCAGGTGATAGCTCGTCCCACTCGTCGTGTTCACCCTTAGCAAACCCAAGGCGAGTACCCCATGAGGCTAGGCTGTGTCCACCATCTAGGTCAGGGTGGAACAGGCGCGACAGCACTAGAGTATCGACAACTCTATCTGCTGGTATACGGATGCCCCACAGTTTACGCATAACAGGAAGATCATAACCAATAAGATTGTGTCCACATACTTTGCCACCTTTTGCCAGTTCATCCATCAAGCTCCTTCTAGATAAGTGTGTCAAGTGTGCTTCGTTCGATCTCTTTGTAACCACACAGTGTATCTTCGTAGGGTTCAGGCCGTCTGCCTCTATGTCTAGAAACACAGTATTCGTAGTAGGCGAGATCAAGTTGCTGTCTTTCTGAAAGTTCATGACCACTCTCCTTCATCTCCATATTCTGTTCCTGTTTCATAATCCAACGGCTCATCTTCGACATATTTAATACCCTCTAGGTCAATGAGATTAGCATAGTTTAGGTTCCCCATTTCTGTCAAGTCATCGTCAGCTAAGAATCGACTGCACTCATTACACAGATCAACGAACTCACCACTACCACTAAACTTTTTTGTTAGCTCGTAGTCTGTCATTATTTTATCACAGGCTTTGCATCTCATTCAAATACCTCAGTGAGCCTCCCTGTTTCTTTGTTGTACAACAGTGCAGTAGCTGGACCCGTCTGACCACTGAATCTGTTCTTCAACACACGCACGTTTGTAGTGTTACGCACCATAGGATCTTCAGCTTGAGCGTTACGTTCTAGTCCAAGTACAATATCAGACAACTGAGCAATAGCTGCACTGCCACGCAACTGGCCCAGACTAGTATAGGCTCCATCCTCATGCCCTTTCCCATCTGGACGTTTCAAGTGTGACACCACAAACATACATATATGCATCTCCTGACAGAACATTCTTAGCTTGGTCATTATTTCATCGATGGCTTTGCGCTCATCACCATTGTCTTGATCCGATACCAGTATTGATATGTGATCTAGCACCACATATTTTACACCAAGAACCTTAACTTGGTAACGGAACCTAGCCAACACGTTCTCAATCTTGTTTGATCCCCATGTGTCCCACAACACTACACGGTCATCAAGGTCAAGACTGTCAAAGACATGATCGACTTCGGATGCGGAGTAGTCACAGCCCGGTAAATGAATAGGTTTGTTGATCTGCAGTCCCACCAGACCACGCGCTGTCCTGTCCGGTGTCTCTTCAAGGAAGGCTAGACCGATACGTTCAGTAGTCTGGGATAGGATAGAGAACACTAGCTCACGCATGAACGTAGACTTACCAAGACCAGAGCCAGCACAGATGGTGACAAGCTCAGTCGGACGTACACCAAACGTCATGTCATCTAGTCCCTTGTATGGGTAGCGTACATCTGACTCTTCCAGTGGGGTCTTCAGCGCATCCCGCAGTGACCCCAGCATCACCATACCATCAGGTGTGTAGGTCTTAGCCGCCCACCAACGCTTAACAAAGTCATCCTTGTCACCGTTGAGTAGGTAGTCACACGCATCCTTGTGTTCACCATGATGGTAGATGCGAGACTTGCCACCAAAAATATCAGCACACTCTACAGCGGCAGTCCTGCCAGCATCGTCATTGTCAAAGCAAAAGATAATATGATCGTACTGATCCAGAAAGTCGTAGGCTCTGCGGCAGTCAGCAGCAGCACCTTGAGCGCCATTACGAATAGATACAACAGGATACTTACCACCAAACATCTGGTATGCGGCGAGTGCATCGAACTCTCCCTCCACTACGGTGATGTACTGCCCACCAGTAGGGAACAAGTGCTGACCGTACAGACCAGCCTTCTTCCAATCTCCTGATATTTTGAATTGCTTGTCTGGATACCGTGTTTTAACTGCAGTTAATTCACCCTGTGGGGTGTGGTATCCGAATAGAATGTTGCCAGCCTTCTGCTGTGCGGAGTAAGCTGACATGGTTGTGGCTGTTAGACCCCTGTCCTGAAAGCCTCTGTATGGCTCTGTAAAGGCCGCTTTGTCTAACCCTTGTCCCGGTACTACCCGCTCCTTTATGTCGCTCACAGAGCTTCCTGTGGACTCTGACGGGGTGAATGTGGCACAGGCAAAGCAATAACTGGATCCGTCATCGTTGTAAGACAACGCATCACTAGAACCACAGTCATTGCACTCTTGGTGTAGTTTAACAAAACCCATTAGTGTATAGCCTCCTCAGTGCCGAACGCACTCTCG